CCAGATTTGAAAAAGAAAACTTTAATTTAAATTATGGTATCTCTGCTCAGATAAATATTCCATTAGGAAAATCTCCAAAACTTTGCCATGAAGCAAGTGCAGTAAATATAGAAGCTCAGAAGTTATTGATTAAGAAAACAAAAATGGAGATCAGCCTTTATCGTCTTGAGCAATGTGCGGCTCAGGCGAGATTAGGTGTTACCTTCAAGCCTAATACTCCTAGTGCTATTACTTGTGAAGATATTGTAGTTAGCATCCCACCGAATCAAGTTATCCCACATACTCATAAATTAAAGTAAGCAAAAGCTCGCCCTTAACTAGGGAGTGTTAGCTTTGGTTAAGAGTTCTCTTGCTTAATATCTATTATACATCAAATTTGCAGTAGACAAGTACGGGTAAACTTGCCTACCTAGACACCCTATCCTTCGCCATGTTGAATAGGGTTTTTTTATTATACAAATTAAAAAGTAGATAAGCCCCTTCCAAAGCAACTTATCTACTTAGGCAAACTTTCAAGCCTAGACCTATTATATCAGATGTCTATAAAAAGACACTAGCATCAGCCATTACAGGTTCTTCTTTTTGTTCAAGCATATACTTTTCGTACTCTTCATATTGTGCTGCTTCAAATGCTTTTTCTTGAAGAGCTTGGTCAGCTTCAATAAAGTAATCATCAAGAGCATGTCTTACGATAGAAGAAATAGAAGTACCTGGTTTAGTAAAATGCTTTAATAATTTGTACTGATGGCTTGTTATTTGAACTGATAATCGCTGTAGATTTTCATTCATTTTGAAAAAGTAATTAAGAACATTGTAATATCAATTTGATGTCATGGTTAGTATTTGATTGGTTGAAGGTAACTCAATAAAATCTCTAAAGGGATCTTCCTTTGGAGTTCTTATATATTGAATATCTAAACCAAGCATAAAATGATGGGCTGCTCTAACAGTAAGAGCAAAGGCATCAGCACTACTCCAATAAGACCTTTTTAAGGCAGCATCACAAGACTTTTTAAAAATGATCTGTGCTGCTCTATCACATGGCTTAATATCCCTATCAATACCATCAATAGGGCTTGCCATACCAGTAGTGACAATATTTAACCAATGTAATGCTCTTTCTTTTGGAGACATTGAATGATCATACTTTTTGTTTTTTCCAGACTGATTGTTATAAGTCATCTCAGCATAAATTTTTAATGCTGCTCCAAGAAAAAATGATCTAACTCTACTGGTATTGGTAGGACATACTTTTCCCATAAGATATAGAAACTGATTATGTTTTAAATAAGTTTCTGAAACTAAAGCGTCATGGCATGGCCTTGCAAATTGTTCAGTACCAGTAGTTTGACCAATACTAGCCATAGCGTGTCTTATGGTTGCACAATCTCTTCTGCTAATCTTTACACCACTAATGGTAATACGATCAGACATACATCTAGATTTACCAACATCCATTATTTGTTTGGATTTACTAGGCATATTTTTAACAACAAGGAAGGGTTGTGTCATTCCTGTTTGAACAACAGCAAGTAATCTATGTTGACCATTAACAAGGATGCCATCTGTATCAAAACAAATAGCAGAATCAGACAAGATGAAACGACTGTTTTTCATCTCTCTTTTTAATTCTTCAAGATTATTTCTACTAATCTTGCGATTATTTTCAAAGTTTTTTTCTAGATAAAATTGTGCTTTATCTGGAGTAACAAACTCAAGGCAATAATCTATGCCTTGATATAAGTTTGCTAACGTATTTTGTTTTTCGGAAGTCATACAGTTTCGGGTATTTTTTCTTCAGTTTCTTTAAGGTCTACTTTAGCTTTAGCTTTTTCTATTGATCTTATTTTTGTAAATAAAACAGCAGCAGTCATTTTCATCACTTCTAACTCAGTTTTGTCAAAATCTTCAATAGATGTTTGTAGTGAGCTAATGAATTTATCAAGGGGCATTGTGTAGCTTGAGACATCATTTCTAGAGTGAAAAGCTAAACTAATTTCGCTGTCAAACTGGTCAAAATTAGCAAAGAAATAATCGTCTTTTTCAAGAACATGATCAGTTCTGTTTTGGAATTTATGTTTCATAAGAGTGAAAGTTATTGATTTCCTTATTACTATAACACGAGACTGCTATCACTCTCGTCATGTTTTCAATCCGTAACAATGTTACTTCTTTTCTTTCTTCTTGGTCAGTTTCTTCACTACCTGCTTTACTAATGGTTTTACTACATTAAGAAGAAGTGGAGTACTGGCAGCAACCAAGCCAATAACAGCAGTAGATACAATAGTAGAAACTTCTGGAATGTATTGATCTTTAAATGGGACGTTTTCATAGAGAGTTATACACTCAACACCATCTTCTCCTCTTTTATGTCCAATAACACGCTCTACTCGTTTTTCGTTACGAAAATCCCCAACACGCTGATCAGATTTACCAGGACATAAAGGTAGTTCAATATTTTTTTCTTTTGGAATATCTGGTATAGCAGGCTGTTTACTCTCAGGCATATCAGGATTAGGACTACTGGCAGGAAGCTCTTCTACAATTACTAAATTATCAGGAGAATAATCGAGAGGGATAAAGCTAGGAAAAGGAAAATCACAGGTACTATATACACCATTGGGATCTTCTAATAATAAATTACGATTACCTGTATTTTTTATATCTCGATGCTGATATGTACAGCCAGCAACATCTATATCAGGTGGTTCAGTAATAGTTATGTAATGAGGACTATATATTTCTGGAACGTCTGGAATATAAATCTCACGAATAGTTATGTCAGGTATTTCAATCGAAGGCATCTCTTTTCTTAAGAACTTCTACCTCTGCATGGCATTTAGGACAAGATAAATTAGTCATTACCGAAAACTCAGGATAACCAACCATTCCATCTTCAATATCAATGTCACCACCTATGATTAATTCTGTTTTGCACCAATAACAGTTCATTAGATACCCAAGTTCTTAGGAATTGGCATGGATTCTCCTGTCATCTTTGGTAATCCTTTATCTAAGACTTTAGGCATCATGCCTCCAACTCCTTTTAAAACTTTATTCATCATCTTGTTTTGAAATTGTTCTGACGTTACATACTTATAACCAAAGTACCCTCCACCGATAACAGAAGTTACCATTAGAAATGAGAGAATACTCAAAACATTTGCAATTTTTTGAAACATGAGAGAAGCCTTTGCTAAAGCGTTAGTGCCTGTCACCATTATAACCTTCGTAGGAATTATGGCATTAGCTCCTCTCTATGTAACTCTAGGAATGATGACTAGAACTTATACTTCAGACCAACCTTAGTTCCGTAGCTGTTTGTATCGTCAGTAACAACAGAAAACTCACCATATACATCAATATTTTTTGATGCAACTACAGAACCACCAACTTTACCAGAAAAGTTTGTTTCTGAATCTGCTCCATCTGGGTTGTTTAAGTAAGCACCACCTTGAACGTAGTAGCTACCAAAAGCATTGCCATTCTCATAACCAAGATGTAAGTCAGTACCCGATCCAGTAAAGTCTTTACCTGTATAAGAACCATTGTTTTCTACGTTCAGATAGAAACCAGCAAAAGCAGGTGTTGATAGTGCTGAAGCAGCAGCTATTGTTAATACTCTTTTGATCATTTTTTAGAAATTAAAGTTATATACTAACTGTTTTTAAATTAAATTCAATGTTACTCAGACTGTTCTTCTGCTGTCTCATCTGGCTTTAAAATATCTTCTACAGCAGCTACTCCACCTTTTAATTCAAATATTCTCTGCTTACAGTTTTCTACTACCTGGGTAGCTTTATTATAATTGTCTACTACCTGCTGTAGCTCAGAGTTTAGAGCTTCTAGTTTTTGCTGTGGATCGACTGCCATTAGATTGATATTGTATTACTATAATATACTAGCAATCTGCTATAAATTCAACTAGGTTTTGGGTACTTGGCTTTTATAGGATCAACTATGTCTGTTTTCCACTTATCTATACCATGATGGTAGATGTAATCTAATTGTGTACCCATGTCTGGGTATGCTTTAGCTCTATCATCTTGATAAAGTAATTTATCTAATTCAACCCTAGCAGCATCAACAAGAGATTGATTTATAGTAACTGCATTTTCATTTGCATCAACAATAGTGTCAGTATCGTCATCAATCATAAAAACATTTGGATATGCTTTTCTAATAGCCTCGTGATCGTAATTAGTCATAACTTATGAGTGAAATTCAAAAACTTGTATGCTTGAAAAAGATCTTGTAGAGTCTCTAGAGGTATCATTATTTGATGTATGACTCTTATTCACAGAAAAAGTTCCATCATTAGTAGCACCACCAACTGTAAATGCATAAGAGTTGGTATTTCCAGGTGAGTAAATACCTATCAATGGTACTGTATGTGCTTCATATTGACCATCTTGACTAGATCTTGACGTTGATCTCAATCTAACTCCGTCTGATGCTCCTCTTAACGCATCTATTGGACTACCATTAGCTTGAAGTGTAGCAATTACTGAAGTTGCACTATTACATCCAATTGTAAGTTGAGCCATGACTAGAAAGAAATTATTAGCGTGTTGCAAAGACAAGTTTACAGTCATTCCACTAATAGTTGTATAACTAGAACTCGCACCAAAAGTTTGAATTCCTGTTTTTGTATCAAAACCAAAATTTAATAATGGCCCATGAATACTTCCTTGTGCTGTATTAATAGCCATTACGATACCTCCGTTAAGTTGAACTTATATTTCTTACCAGATCGTTTGTTCACTAAGAAAAGATCCTCTGCTCCTTCTTGTATAGTATAACTTCCCCAAGTTCCGTCAACATCATTAGCACCACCTTCGTTAGATAAATTAAGGTCATTGGTGTAGATGTTTCTCCAACGCTTAGATGTTGAACCTAGATCGTATGTGTTATTAACGTTTGGGTAAAAAGCGGTGTTATCAATTTTGGCAAAATTTGTACCATTTCTGTTAAAGAAAAGTTGATCTTCAAATCTAATTGCCATATCCTCTGAATCACCACCAGCTCCAATTCCGGGTGCACATCCTACAAAATGTAAATCAGCCCCATTTTTTTTAAACCTCATGTGTGGCCCATTACTAGCGGCTGCATCAATAGTAAATGGAGTATCAGTAAGGCCACCATTAATAGCTTGAACACCTGTTACACTAACTCCAGCACTTGTTGTCTCAAACTTCTTATTGCCATCGTAATAGAGTTCTACGGCTCCATTAGATAACGCTCTTAATAAGTTCTCACTTCCGTCATGTCTTTGTAAAAGAACTCCATAGCTAGATTGAATCTGTAAATACTGAGTATCGTTATTAATGTAAGAGTTACTTCCATCATGATAAATTTGTAGGTCTTGACTAGCACCAAACCTTAGTTTTTGATTGTCTATTGGTAAAGTAACATCTTGATCTTTATCTATTCTTATTGCAGTAGTGACAGTATTACTACTATTGCGAGTTTGCAACGACATGGCTGAAGCACCATTTGAATTGCTAGATGACTCGGATACTATTCTTGAAATACCACCAACAATAGATCCATCTTGAGATTTAGCAACAAGATTTAATGTTGCATCTCCATCATTATCTGAAGCTGTAACAGTAAGAAAAGGAGTTCCTGACGTAATGTTGACTCCATTACTTGTAGTCTCAAATTTTTTACTACCATTAAAAAATAGGTTTACAGCACCATTACCAACAAGTGTGGCACAATTCTCAGAATTATCTTGATTGTTTAAATTTATCTGACTTGCAGTAACAGTAAGATGTCCTGTGTCGTTATCAATAAAACTATGACTACCATCGTGATAAATTTCTAGATCATTACCTGTCCCAAGTCTTAGCTTTTGGTTATCAACAAAGTCTACGTTGGTGGTAAGATCCGTTCCAGTTATAGTGCCGTCTTTTATTCCGTCTGTTGTTATCTGTGTTAATGCCATTTACCCTGCCTCCAATGCCTCAATTCTAACTATAGCTTCCTGTAATGCAGCTACAAGTAAAGGAACAAGTTTAGATTGATCTATTGACTGATAAACAGGATTATTATCTGCATCAACTTGATCTTTAGTTCCTGTTATAGCTTCTGGAACTGCTGTAACTTCATGTGCAAAAAATCCATCTACAACAGGCTTTGTTGTATCGTCTTTAAAATTAAATCTATAGGGTTTTAGTGTCTTTAATCTTGTAATACCATCAGTTATTGACGTTACATTTTCTTTTAATCTATAGTCAGAACTTGTGTTGAAAGCGGTTGAACTAACTCCAAGAGTGATACTACCAACTTCAGTTCCATCATTTCTTAAAAAGCCAACCATCTTGCCAGAAAAGCCAGAAACTCCTCTGCCATGACGCATTATTATACCTGTTACATTAGCTGAAGCTCCCTGATGAAAATAAGCCAAAGTATTTCCGTCTGATTCTGGTCTAAAGAAAGTAAACTTTTCAGATTGTATAGCTGCTGTAGCTCCAAATCTTATATGACCATTACTATCTATTTTCATTCGCTCAGTATCACTAGTAGCAAAAACTATATCTAAACCACGTTCATTCCATATAATTGAGTTTCGATCATCACTGGAGGTTTTACCTGCTGTAAAAGCATCTCCAATTAACAAACCTTTAGCTGTAAAACGTCCTCCTTGTCCATTACTATTATCAAAAGCATTAGTTTCAAATACTCCATGAATATTTAATAAGTTGTTTGGACTTGTTGTTCCGATACCTACGTTTCCAGACGAATTTATACGCATACGTTCTTGTAAATTATCACCACTATTAGTAAAAAACTTCAATTCCCCACTCATTGCACCGCCAGAATTAGGAATATTCATTTCAATTCTTGCACCTGTATTTCCACCTGACGATGCTGATTGTCCTACCCCAAAATTAATTTTTGAACCAGTATTTTGTGTATGTTGCGTACTAAATATGTTTAGAGATGGATCAGTTCCATAATGTAGATGCAAAGCAGCAGGTGGATTTGTTGTACCAATACCTACTCTCCCAGCCGAATCTATACGCATACGTTCTGATATGGAATTTCCATCACCATTGGTATAAAACTGCATACTTCCTTGAGAGCCACCGCCATCTCGTTCATGCAAAATTGCAGCACCTGTTTTAGTTGCGTTAGATGTAACTGAAAAAGCAAGTCCACAGGCTTCACCATTATCATCTGCTGGATTTCTTAAAAATAAATGATAGTTTGATCCATCATGTCTATCTGTTTCTGCGTTTCTGCCTGAGTTTATTTGAAGTGCTGCTTTAACATCTGTTACCCCTATACCTACGTTTCCAGACGAATCAATAGTTAATCTGTCGGCACTATTAGTTACATCATGTACTTTAAACTTACCACCATTAGAGAATAGTTGATAATCAGGGTTAGAGTCTGACTCTGTTAAAAATAATGATGGGGCTGCACCAGTGATTGTTAAATTACCAGAATTTAAAGTTCCAGTTGTACTTATATTCTGCGATCCAAAATCAGGTGAAATCTTCGTTCCAGCGATAGATGCTGTATTGCTTATATCTCCATTTACTATCGTTAAATCTGCTATCTTTGCACTCGTAACACTATTGTCAGAAGGTACTCCTACTGCTAATTCTGCATATGTAATTATAAAAAAGTCTGCTCCTGTAGCTGGTGCGGCAGCAAATATAATATCATCACCATCTATCGCAAAACCTTCACTAGGACTCGTTCCAGAATTAGGTTTTTGAATAACACCATTAACAGAAACAAGAAGTTGTTGTGCTGATACAGAAGGTGGATTACTTAAAGTAAATCTGGTTGCAGAACCATTAAAAGAAGCACTACCCCCACCTGATCCAGATGATGAGGATAGTGTATTAATAAAGAAGTTACTTGCACCACCACCACTACCACTTATTTCAGCAATACTTCCATTGTCTTTCTTAGTAAATAATTTACCACTATCAGTTCTTATCGCTACTTCACCGACAACAAGATCATTAGCACCTGGATCGCTACCGCTTCCTCTTTTTAGTTTAATGACATTCGCCATGAGCTATAACCTCCTATGGCTTAGTAAGTTCCGCCATCAATATCAAAACCAGAAACGCTTCCATTTTCCAAGAAAGTAACAAGATCAGATAATGCAACTTGTACCATTGTTCCAGCGTCATTAATTACCATTCGATCAGCAGCAGCAAGTGTTGTTGATGTTGCAGATGTACCTCCGTCTAAAATGTTTAACTCTGCTGTTGTTACTGTTGCTCCATCTAGTATCTGAACTTCCGCTTCAAGTAAATCTGCCAAAGCATTAGCTGTTGTCTGACCCATAGTTGCAAGCTCTGTTATCTTATCACTGTGTGGCTCGACATCTGTGCCAATCACTAACCCTAAAGATGTTCTAGCTGCACTTGCACTTGTAGCACCAGTTCCACCATCTCCTATAGCAAGCGTTCCAGTAATAGAACTTGCATCTAGTTTTACAGCGATTTCAGTAGATTCAATTACAAGACCACCATTAGCCTTGAGATCAACAGATAAAGTATTACCAGACTTATCTAGGCCATCTCCTGCTGTAATCTGACCAGCACCAGAGAATTGAGCAAAAGTTAAATTATTAGTTCCTACTACAGCAGATCCAGAATCAGAAGTACAAACAAAACCGTTATCTGCGTTTACTGTTCCTTTCTCAACAAAAGTGAACATACCAGCAGCATTAGAACTAGCAGCTAAGTCAGCAGCCCTAGCAGGTGAAGCTGCAACTACATAGATACCATTTTGAGATGCAGTAGATTGATCTTTAACTAATACTCTATTTCCATCTGCAAGAGTGACTCCATCTAATGTATCTCCACTATTAAGAGCAGTAGATATTGTTATGTTTCCAGTTGTTGCTGCAACACATGAATTTTTAACATTTAAACCTTGAGATGTAGCTTCTACAAATCCTTTAGTAGCAGCGTCTTGTGCGTTTACTGGATCGGCTACGTTTGTTATGTTCTGCGAGTTAAATGAAACTGAACCTGTAGGAACAGCCATCTGATCTAATCTATTTACTCTTACCCCTGTATCAAAATCACTTATCTTTGTATGAGCTAACGAAGGAATATCATCAGCAACAAGTGAACGAAAAGTAGGTGCTGCATCACTTCCAGTAGTCGGCCCACCTAAAACTTTATTTGCATTTTGTACTGTATCTTTATCAAAAAATGCTCCTTTTCCACCAATTTTTTCAATAGTTGTTGCAGAACCTCCTGCTCCACCTGTGCCTTTACCGATAAAAATAATATCAGAGCCTTCTGCATGAGCTAACTCAGCATTTGCAAGACTTGTTGGTGCTGAAGATCCTGTTGATCTTTTAATTCTTACTGTGTTTGCCACTAGAAATTCCCTCCGTCAACGAGTTTTAGTGTGGTGACGTTATTATCTAATATAACCTTACCACTACTTTGCTGATAGTACATCACCGAATTATCAACTTTAGCACTGTGATCTATAATTAAATCAAAACCTGGACCTTGTGGCCCTGCTGTTGTCACAGTTACAACAGTTGCATCCCCTTCATTTACCGTAACAGTATTTTTGGTAGTGCTGACGTTTACTGTGGTCATGCTGTATAACCCTCGCTCATAAAGATGTCTCCCTCTAAATAATACTCTTTTAATCCAGATGGATTGGTTAGTAATACATCATATTTTAATAAATTTGGACTAAATGTTGCAGTCTGCACATCTGTTAATGCAATATCTATTGTTCCTGCTCCTCTATTTGTATAAGTCACAGCAAAATCAGCAAATTTTGTGGTGCGTGTTTCTTCCCAAACCTGTGCTTCCACAGTAAATCCAACTAAATTTATTGCATTATTATCACTATCTTTAAAAACAAGTTGAATACTATGGTCTGATCGCCTTTGAATATTCATATTATAAATTCCAGGTTGAATAGCCATAATTAAACTTTTATTATGTACATCATAGCTATATTACGAGGTCTTGATTCCCCTCCTTGAGTACTTGTTGTTCCAGAAAGAGAAAAAGTATGACTATGAGAAGCATCCATACTAAAACCAGCAGCAGCACTAGCATCTGTACTAGCTGGTGTAGCCTCTGAATTTATCCCAGATGTTTTTGTAAACACTCCGCTTGCTGCACCTGACGCATTAAAAGTTTCAGCTATTCTTGTAACTGTACCAGTTAAAGATTTATTAGAGGTAGAAGCACTACCAGAAAAACTGTGACTATGTGAGTCATTTTGATCACTTTGAGAACTAGCAATACTTCTTCCTGAGTCTGTTCCCTTGCCGTTATCAAAACCTCTTATAAATTCTCCTCTTAAATCAGGAATATTAAATGTTGAGCTACCATTACCTGCTCCATACTGTTCTCCGATAACAGCAAATAAAGCAGCAAATGTTGTTCTACTAACGGCTGCACCATCACATTCTAAATAACCTGTAGGTACAGTTGCCACTGCCATACAAAAGACAGATCCAGATGGAACACCAGCTACAATTTGAAAACTTAAATTACCTGATCCATCTGTCTGTAAGAAACCACCATTTGTTATTGATGCAGGTAATGTTAAAGCTACATTTCCAGAAAGTGAAGAAGGAGATTGAAGAGAAACAAAAGGAGCACCACTAGAATCTTGAAACCTGATTGGTAATGCATTTAACATATCCAATCCAGCATTACTTATGCTTACTCTTTGCGTGCCAGCAGTTGAAAATCCTATTGTATTAGCTGCTGATCTATAAATTCCTGTATCGGTATCTCCATCAAAACTCAGTGCTGGAGTGCTTGCACTAGAACCGTCATCAGCTAAAAGCTGGCCTGTCATTGTGCCACCAGCTACAGGTAATAAACCTAAGTTTGCTGTATCAACAGGACCAATAGTGGTGAAGCCATTATTAGATGAATTTCTTATTTTTAAATTATTACTATCTGCCGTATCAACATAAGGCATAAATGCTTCTGTATTACTAGGATCAGAACCACCACTATTTAAAGTTTTTATTGCATCAAATACCGCATTAAGATCACTTCTTACAGAAGCTCCTGACGCATTAGCAATATTATAGTCTGATACCTGGCTCATCTAAATAATACTTTTCTCCATCTTACACTCCTTTACCATAACCGACAGCTTGAAATGTAAAAGATCTATCGGCAGGACTATTAACATTGTTGTTAAATATTTTAATAGTAAATCCTGTTCCACTAACATTAGATATTTGAAAGAAATCTCCTGCTGCTGCATCTTCAACTGTTATTCCGATAGAAGGTAAGAAAGCATTTGCTCCTCCTAATGAAGAAGTTCCTACAAAAAACGGAGTTCCAAATGTAACCGTTTTACCAGAAGAAGATGTACCCGATTGTTGTGGTGCGGTAGATGTTCCACCACCTGTCTGATAATTCTGTTCTGTCCTCGATTGAAATTCTGCTGTATAACCTGCTTGCTGCACGTTCATATTTTGTGAAACATTAGTTGTTTCTAGAATTAATTTAAATTTAAACCTACGACCTTTAAATGTTCCATTTGCAAAATTATTAAAGCCTCCGAAAGTTCCTGATGCTGTTTGTGAAGTTGCTACCTGTATCTGACAGTTTGCTTCATCTGCTGCTGCACCATCAAAATTACCATCAATAGCATAATTATCCCAAAATGATCCACTTGGAATAATGGTTTCTATATCTGTACCTATAACAAAACCAATAGAACGTATAACTCTTTTTAAATCAAGAGAAAATACAGCACCTAAATCTAAAATATCTTTGAAAGCGTATTCTCCCGTTGCGTTTGTAACTGGATTAGTAAGTTGCAATGCACTTGTTGTACTATTAAATGTTGTATTTGTATCAACACCAGCAAAAGGAGGAGAATCTAAATCCTCTCTATCTTGCAATATAACTTGAGTATCAATAAGATCAGGCAAATCTTGAATTATACTTGCTTCTCCAGTACTAAAGTTTCCTTGGTCATCTTGAAATTTAAGAATATACTCTCCCTCTAAAGAAGGAACAACAACATCTGTAGTATTACCAGCTAAAGCCGTAACAAGATCAACAGAGTTTTGAAACGTACCACTGCCATCGGTTAAGTTACTATGCCTTACATAAACTCGCCCTCCGTGAAGAACATCAGGATCTACAGCTTTTGTCCATCTAAGTCTTACCAATTTATTAGTAATTGGTTCCATAGATAAATTTTGTACATTACCTGGTGGATCTGTTTTACCTACTGCATTAAATGTAAGGTCGGAAGATGTTGCTGATAATTTTAAAGCTGCATTATATGAATAAACTTTAAATTCATAAGGTCCTGCTTGTGTGTCAATAAGTTCAAAGTCAGGTCTAAAGACTATTTCACTTACCCAGTTTGTATTGTTAAATCTATATTGAACAAGATATTGACTAACACCTGTAACTGATACCCAAGATAAAATTAATTTAGTTACTGCAAGAGCATTTATTACAACAACTCTTTCAGATGCCTGTAAATTTGATGGTGGATTCTTTGGCTCATTTAATAAAGATATATTTCTTGCAGGTAAACTGATACCTTGTTCGATATTTGCATATTTACCATCAATATAAGTTAATGCTGTAATTGCAAAATTAATTCCATCTTGTTCTTCTACTGTTATTACTCTGTAAGTTTGTGCTTCTAAAGTTGAACTTTGAACAAGCCAAATACTATTAACATTAGGCGTTGCGGACAAAGCAGAATCTAAACTTATTACATTGCTTACCACACTAAGTATATTTCTTGTTTCTACCGAGCCATCGGGTAGTATCACACTACATTTTTTATTTGTACCTGTAAAAGTATCAAGATCTTTAATATTATCTACGGTTATTGCAGTGGTTGTAGCAGATTTTATACGTCCACCTCTACGTTCTCCTCCTCTAACTGGATCGTTTATTGAAATTACACTTCCAGGTCTTACGATTGCACCAGCATCTATAGAGGTTGTAAAACTAACGACTTCAGATTCATTTTGTTCACTAAATAATATTGCCTTGCCTAATCTCTGAGCTTGACCACGACTTGTACAGGCAAATGCTTTTACGTCTTTCTTTACTATGCCAAGTTTTGCTTGGGCTGTACTATCTTCTACAACTTCATAATCTATCTCTCTACTATCCATGTTGAAATAACTGACAGAAATAACAGAATGTCTTTGTTTTAAACTGCTACCAGAATATGAAAACCCACCTTCACCTACGTTTGCCAAACTAAATAGATAACTAGGATCTGTTGGCTTATCTTGAGTAATAGTGACAGAACCTTCAGACCATATAGGGAAACATCTCATCACTCCAGCTAATTCATTTATCAAGGTATAGGCTTCCATTGATCCTTGAATATTTACATTACAACTAAATCTTGCTTCCTGTCCTCCAAAACCATCTGATACCAATTCATTTGCGTATCTACTAGCTGCTATAAAACTAAACAAATCTAAGTTGCTGTCTGTGATATGCGTTCCAAAGCCATATCTTTCAGTAGTTAAAAGGTCTAATAAAATTAAAGCAGGACATGAACACCATTGGGCTGCTCCCATCGTTCCATTAAATATATAACCACTTGGATAGACAATTCTTCCTGTTTGTAAATCAACAGTAGGAGTGCCAGAACTAGAAGCACCTGCACCTGGGATTCTTACTTTTACACCACGAACACGAAAAGCTCTTTTTGGTATAGAACTAAATTGTTCAGAATCTATTCTTATATTTGTATAAGCACTATTTAAATAAGTTTGTTTATCGTCAACAATCTCACCAAGACTTGTCCAAGTAAAAGCATCAACAAGATTTGAAGATGTACTATCTGCTGTTACTCTTACAACTCTTATATCTACAGGAAATGCACCTGTTATATTTACACGATATTCTTTTTGGTACGCATCAGCAGTTCTACCAGTAATAGTATCTGAAATAATATCTGAAAAGCCACCAGAATTATATTGAACTTGTATTTTTAAATCAACAGAAGAACCTAATAAATCTCCTTCGTCAGTTGCCTTTTGTAGTTGAGGAAAAGTTACCGTTACCTTGACAGCATCAACATTTGTATTTGTAATTTGACGAGTGACAGGAGAAGAATTTGTTACCGTAACTCCTACAGCAGTTGTAGATTGGCTACTTTCAATACCAGGAATATGTTCTTGGTTTGACGTTCCAAAACGAGGAGTAAATCCTACGCTTTGAAAGTTAAAATCTGCTGTCTGTGGATTTGTGTTACTGGCAGTTGAATTTAAAATAGGAGTATCGTTTAGAAAGACATCCTTCAATGCTGCATTGTTATATGCAGTAGTTCCTTTTGTAAGCCCTGCTTTTGATGGTGTTGCAAAACCTTCTATCTCTCCTTCAGAAATAAGATCTTGGATAGAAGCAAACTGTCTACTATTTAAAGTATCAGGTGCTCTAGTTGGAGAAGGTGGAGTTGGTGGTGGGCCACCAGAACCTCTAATAATTTTATCTGTCATGCTGATACCTGATTTGTGTCAATTCCAGCAGAGATTACGACTGAGCCAGTTACAATTTCTCCATAAACTATTGGGTGGCTAGTACCTGCTCGTGATGTATTCTGCACACCAGAAAAACTAAACGATATGCGTGGGTCTTCTTCGTTACTAAAATCTTGTGGCTTGGGTAAAGGAAACAGCATTTCAGTTACACCTGATATAACTAAACTTGCTCCAAGATATACAGCAGCTTTTCCTAGAAAACCGCCCGTGAGTCCTGTAATTGCACCTGCATTTGCTAAAGGAACTTTTGCAAAAGCAAAACCTACACCACCAGTAGCAAAAGCTAATCCAACCATTGCTACTCCCAATAAAGTTTTACCGACACCTCCACCCGCACCACTGATAACAGGAACAATACTTATGTCAGATTGTCCTATAGGACTTTGTATATCTTCCTCACCAATTTCATAATCACCTACTAAAACTTTATAATATCTCTCATTCATGTGAGCTTCCAACTTTGGAAAGTTACTAACAAGAAAACGTATTGCATCAGCAGTAGAATTTATTACGGCATCTAATTCTTTATAGCCTACAAAATCAGCTAATTCTCCGTATAATTTAACTTTTCTGAGCATAGCGATACCTCTTACCAGTACATTTTAACAACCACTCAGAATATGGCTCTCTACAAGATAGTCTATCTGCTAAATGGTGTAAAACCATATCTCCAAGAAAAATAGCTACATGATTTAAAGTTGGGTGCATTATAGACATTAATAAAACATCTCCAGCTTCTAACTTTTCTTCTGATCTAAGTTCTCTAAATCCTGTTCGCCACGCATAATCTTCAAATAAAGGATTCTCTAAAAATTCCTGTGGTGTCATATTTCTTGCATAATCTTTTAGTTCTATACCTTTTTCTTGTGCGTACCAATCGACAACTAAACTCCAACAGTCAGTAACACCCCATACCCACGGTCTGCCTAGTAATTCTGGAACATAACCTTCGGGAATACATTCACCCCATTCACCTGTCTTAGGGTTAACAATATGCCAAGGTAATTTACTATGCTCACAACTAATACGATCAGCTTGACTTGGAACAGGAGGTGTTGTCGGATGACTATGAACAACAGCAGTTATTTCTCCAAGACTATCTGCTTTTACATAATCTTCTGGATTTAAAATAAATTCTTGATGATTTGTTATTGCTAAGTTTTGACAAGGATAATATTTATGTTTACCTCTGATATTTAGTAAAAGTCCTACAGCTTCTTTAGGATCTTGGTCTTTCGCATGAACCAATGCGTCATCTTTCCAACTCATTGATTAAACGTACCAATGCTAGGAAATAAAGCACGAGTGCATTGACGTTTCGGTGCTCTAACTCCAGCCATATCAATAGCTCCTGCTAGTTCAAATTCTACTACATCTCTATTTTCTGCTGATTTTCTATCAATTACATATATCTGACGTTTAAATTCGGCTGTAGGATCTGGTGTTCCTAATGGATTAGAACTCCCTGGAAAATTAACAGCATCTAAAAATCTTGCCATTGTTCTTATTCTTGTAACAGTAGCTCCTGTTAAATCATTACCAGTTGTTGTCTGATTAACAGTAAGAAGTATTGCAGATATTGTTCCTAGTGCATTACTTACTACAAGTTTTGGTCTAGGAATCTGACCACGTTGATACGCAAAACCTGTAGCTTCTATTGGAAATCTTAAATAAGAATCACCAGCCCAAACTATTTCTCCATTTGCATTTAGATTAGATCCCGAATGAAATCTATAAGTTGTAGTTGCACCATGTAAAGAGTTATCTAGTTTTAGTGTAAATAGTTCAATAATTGCAGAGGGATTTATTTTTTGAACTTCACTAAAAACAGGAGCAGTACTCATGGTTCAAACACCTCCCTAAATGTTGCTTGTATTGTCGCTCTATTTAAATACGGTATAGATTTATTCCAACTTTCACATACATATTGTGAAGCACTAGATTCTCCTGGAGGAGTAAAAGTAAAGCTGGCACTATCATTTGCTCTTGCATCTAAAAATGTTTCTATAGTATCTGAATCTGTTTGTGATACTTCAAAAGTAAGATTATAAACTTTAGGATTCTGATGTTCTGCTAATCCAAAAAGTATGCGATGCTCATAACCATCAGCAAAACGAATAGTACGAGTTATTGGTGTCGATCTTTTTTGTTGTCCATATTTAGGATTTATAGAGGGAAACGTAGCCATTATGCAAGTAATCCTCCTGGTCTTTGTTGTTGTATTATTTCAGATTGTACTGCAACTGAAATTAATTGACCAAGTTCTCTACCTTGTTGTTCATTTCCTTCAACAGAAGAACCAGAAGCATCTACGTTTACTACTATATTTGTTGAACCACCCAAAGACTCATTTGGTGTAATATTTCCACTTACTCCTGGTGTAAATAATTCTGGCCCTCGTTCTCCTACTATATAAGGCGTTCCACCTCTAACAGGACCTCCATCTGCCATGCCACTCGGCATCTGAACATTAAACATATTTTGAAACAAGCCTAAGAAAGATTTTTGAATACCCGCAGCCATAACTTGTGCAGCGAGATCTAAGAAATAATCACCAATTCTGTTCAACATATTTCTAAAGGCATCAGTAACTGTCATTGTTCCTTTAACAATCCCTTTGAAAGATTCTGCAAAACTTGTTTTCAGTTCTTTACTTACATCAAGAACTACTCTTGTTGCTCTTGATAATCTTTCTATTTCATCTACAGGTGCTCTAAATTCTTGAAACTCTTGTAATTGAAGAGCATATTCTCTTCCAAACTCAACAAGTTTAGCAGTTTTTTCGGCTGCCTCATCAAATTTTGCCATCTCTTCACCACTTAACATATCAAAAAATTCTTTCTTAAACAGTTCAAGATTTCTTCCTAAAGTTCCAAAACCTACTTGAGATTGTAATTGACTGAAAAATTCTGTTTTAGGATCAACGTCTTTAAGGACTTTTCCTAATTTACTCTCAGGATCGAGTTGTCCTAAAAATCTTTTTAAATTACCTTCTTCAAGTATTAAGTTCTTAAAATTCTTCTCCTCAATTTTAAGTTTTTTTGTTGTAGTTTTTTCAAATTCTTCTCTTCTAACTCTTGCAATTTCTTTTGTTAACTTCAGTTGAACATCGAGACTCTTACCTAATTTTAAATCTGCTAATAATTCATCTGATTTTGTCTGTCCAATAATATCTCTTGCCTTTACGACCTCATTTATTAATGATGAAGAATCAGTAATACCTGCTAAAGCATCAAATTGTTCGGGCGATCCAAGAGTTTTTCCAAGCATTTTTTTTACTTCTTTATCTTGGAATCGAGAAAAAGCTGCTAAAGCTTGTATACTTTCTTCTTTAGTAATACCTAATTCTTTTCCAAATTGTTTTATTTCTTTTCTTGAAAATTCTGAGCTTCCACCAATCGCTATCATTTGTGCATTTAGTTTCTTTACTTCTTTTCTAAATGCTATTGCATCTTCAATTTGAGCAGCAATAGCAGTAGCAAAGATAGAAGCAGCAAAACCACCTCCAGGTGCAAGTGCTCCTCCAGCACCACCAGCAATAGCACCAAATGCAGAACTTAGACCTCCAGCACCAAATAATGCAGGAAAACCTCCACCGATTAATGCACTACCAATACCACCTTTTAAACGTGCCGTTGCACCACCTTGCATCGCAAATGGTCCTTTTTGTGCATTTTTACCAATGCCCATTCTGTTAAAGAAATTAGGTTGTGAAGATACAGCTTGTGCAGGTCCAATTTGACCACCTTTTATACCAAAACCTATATCTCTAAACTGGGCTGCTGTCGCTTGTGAAGCTAAAATTGACGCTGTTTTTGTGTTTTGTTTTAAGTTTTTTAAGTTAGTACCATCTAATTTATTAGCAATTTTACTAAAAGCTAAAAATCCTCCTTGAGAATTATTTAATGCTTGTGCTGGTCCTATTCTTCCTCCAGCTTGACCAAAATCTCCGACAACAGCAGGTCGACTAGGATTAACATTAGAAAATCTGAGTGCTCTATTTTGACGTATATTTTCTCTTATCTGTTGTTTTCTTTGTTGACGTAAATTAAATGTAGGATCATTAACTTCCATTCTAATTTTATTTAGAAGTTTTTCTTTAATAGTTAATTGATTATTGTGCTCTTTTTCTACATTTACTAAAGCTTTTGCTGCTCGATTAAAACTGGAAGTTCCTACTGCTGCTCTATCTAATAATTTTCTAGCTCTTGAAAGTTGTTTATTAAAACTATTAATTGATACTGGTAATACTTTATTTTGTTCTCTAGCTTCTTTATTAAATTGTGTTATTTCTTTTGTTGCACCTCTTAATTCTTTGCGAAGAGCAATTAACTTATTAGAATTTTTTAAGGCAATAGCAATATCTACATTATAAGCAGCCACTTTTTCTTAAAAACCAAATATTAAACCTATCTTACCTTCTTTTGCCTTTTAAAGCATTAGATCTTTGTGCTTGTTCTTGTTGTTTTTGATATTCTTCACTTTCTATTTCTGCATAAGCAGCCCAACCTATCATCTCTTCGATAGTAAGAGTCTGACATAACTCAGCTACAGTTTTATGTAATTGCTTTGCCAAACTAAATATAAATTGCCAATCTTTATTAGCTTTTCAAATCGGCTTTAGCCTCTTTGACCTCCTTATCAGAACCAACAGTAATCATAGCAATTTGTATTTCTTCAAGAATTGATGCTGAAACTTCTCTTCTTAATGAAGCCTTGTCTCCATCTTGAAAAATTCTTGCTCCATCTTTATCTAATGCTTTTTCAATCATCATTTGCAAAGCATAATCATTAGTATCATCAGTTCCTGTTTTTTTCTGTATTGCTTCTCTTTCAGCAATAGTTAAAGGATGCCAATAGACAGTAAGAATAATCTCATCATCTTGTTTAACATCATGTTTGTAAAGTTGAGAAACTCCAAACTTGTTTTTGAGTAGGTCTACTGCTCTTGTCATATCAAAATTATATTACTTTACTATATTAAGCGTTAGCGGTAAATTGGCAAGATATTACTCCAACAAAGTGACTCCTATCTTCTATATCTAAAGGAGTTGGACCAGTTATATCAAGAACTCTAGGTTTACAACTAAAAGTATCTGTATAACCAGAAGCATTAACAGAAGTAAGTCCGTCAATAACAGCTTCACTTATTTCTGATAAAACTGAAGTTCCTTTTCCCTTTGGACAATAAACATTACATTGAATAACACCAGCATAATAATCTGAAGATGCTCCTTGATTTTGTAAAGTAGATTGCCCAAAATCTACTGTCATAATGATATATTTTTTAGTTTTTCCAGGAGTTGTAAAATGAACATTATCGTAAACCATTAACACAGTAGGATCTACATCTAACACTTTGTCAGTTACTGCTTTTTCAAAGGCCGCTCTTGTATTTACTAAAGTCATAATTAGAACTCAGAAGTACCAGTATATTTCTTACCTTTTTTACTACCTTTACCAAACAAGACTTTCTTCTGAACTATACCTAATTTAATAGCACCACGTTTTTTCTCTTTAAAGTTTTCATTAATAGTGGTTTTTATATCATTTTTTACATAGTTTGCAATTTTTGGACTTTCAACTATATAACTTGAATATTCAGCTTGATTACCAATAAAACATCCTTTTTTATAATCAAAAGTAGGAGGAGAA